ACCATTTAACCACCTCATTGTAGTGTGGCTAAGAATTCGGTCCCAAGAGTGTTTTCTTCTGTTTCAGCAGGTTGCGAATAAGCAAATGGCACTGAAAATTGCTTTGCGCTTTCCCGCATTTTAATTTTTTGTTGTTCGTCTCTTGCTTTTCTTTCCCAATAGGCAGCAATCTTTCTATCGAGAAGCCACATCTCTATTTTATCATTTAATGACAAGTCAAAGACTGCCTTTACCACCATAATTGCTCCTATTGTCCCGAGACCGAACAAGATAGAATGCGCTAATGGCCCATAAGGAAACCCTAGCCCAATCATAGCATAAGCATATACATTTGCCCCGCTTAATGCACCGACAAAAAGAATTGTCATAACTAAGCGAGTGTCTTGATTAAGAGCAGCCATTATATCACCTCAATTAAATTCAACAGAAACTGCCGCACCTTCTCCTGCTCCGGAAGAAATACTCAAATATAAACCATTTACGGCTAATACGCCATGCATGTCAAATTCAACCACTGGTGGGCTTGCTCTCGCTGCGGGGTCTGCGGGGTCGGTTGTAGCCACGATTAGCCTTGCTAACTCTGTTCCGCTTGCGGCAGAAGCATTGTCAAAAACCTTAATTGTTGTAGGTTTAGTCCCCGTTAAGACAGCATGGATGGAAACCAACCTTACCTGCCCTACAAAAACCGCAGTGCTTGATGTTTTGACTCCACTTGAACGACATTGTGGCATACGCATAACCTCTCTTCATTCCCTCACTTGAGGAGGGCATATTTAGGCTTTCCGCCTACTCCTTTAGTGCAGAAGAAGGTTTCTTTGTATTCTTCTTCTTAGTGATTGATTTCTTAGCCTTTGGGAGCAATAAACCACATAATGTAGAAACATCTGGAAGGTCGTTTTCAAGTTGCTTTCGCAGAACAACCAATTGTTTTTCAGTTGTTTCTTTAAGAGCGTTTCTGTCGTCCTCAACAAAGGTGAACATAAGGTTTCTATCACCAATTTTAGCAATAGCCCATTCTGTTCCTACTTCCAATTCTGCATTCCTTCGGAGCAGACCAAAAGGTGTTTCTAACCTACCGATGTTTGATTCATCGGATAATTTGACTAGAGCCAAATTAACACCTCAAATGTTCCCATAGACACGAACACGAACACTTCCGCCATTAGCATCGTTAGAAAGTGTTGTTCCACTAGACATTGTAGTATGCATAAAAGCAACAGAAGTTGCTGATTCATATGCACCAGTAGCACTGCATTCCACTTTGATAGCGATGTCATTCGTGCTATTGTTAGGATTATCGTCTCCTGTAATCATAACCGCAGTAATGGTTTTAAGACCAAAGTCAGAAGCAGGAATCACTGAACCTGCCGCCACTACTTGGCTGATGTCAATAACTGCATCCACGAAGTATTCGTCTCCCGAAACACGGGGGGTAGTCATACCTTTATGGTCTGCTAAGACCGTAATTGCTTTTACTAGAGCCAATTAAAACACCTCACTTAAGGTTGGTAATCTTGCCTTGTCCCTTAAAGTAAGAACAGCCCATTTCAGCAATTGTGCGGTATAATGCTCTGTTGCCCAATTGTCCGACACCGAAGGGGTTTCCGTTTGAAATACCGTCCTCGAAGTATTGGGTTGGTTTCATAACTGCAAGCCATAGATGGTCAGTATCAAGCAAAAGCATATCCGAAATGGTTCCCGAATCAGCCGAAGTGCTTTGCATTTGAGCAACAGGAATCAATGGGATGTCGTAGTAGGTAGCCACACGGAAACCAACTTCTGCACCCTTAACACCACGAACACCGTTCACAGTAGGAACGATTTCCTTTCTATCCATAAATCGCTCTTGGCTCTGCAATAGGTCAGAAAGCGTTTGAAGGGTGTCATATCCAGTAAGAATAACCTTTGGAGAACCACCGTTCTGTCGCAATTCACGGAGCGTTGCGTTGAGAATACTCAAAGTAAATGGCCGAGAAGCACCCGAAGCATAACTGTCAGCACCATTAACGACACAATCAAGGAAAGAAGCACTATCACGGTTGGTTCCGTAAATGTGGTATGCTTGCGTAATATCGTTGGTAATAGACGAAACAGGGAAGTTATCCGCATCCATTTGGTCTAATTCTGCATTAGACGAAATGATTTTGTAAAGCGAAGTGTAGTTTCGGTCAATGTTTGCGGCGGCGTTGGTCTTATCTGCTTGAAGGTATGCTTCAAGAGGTGCGAGCATCATAAGGTTTTGAGACTCTGCATGGTGCTTGCCCATATCCTCACGCATTTGCGCTCTAATATCACCAATTCCATCATCAATTTGAGCCATTTCCATAGCCAATTCACTGAAATCAAACTGATGAGCAACGGTTTTCGGACTCATAAAGAGTGTGGAATATTCGGGAGCAATAGCGATTAAACCATCACCGGAGGTTGAAAGAGAAGCATTCTCAGGCACACCACCGATATGGTCAAGGCGTGGGGCATCCGTTCCAGCCAAATCCGTTCCAGTTTGAGTGAAAGAGTGGGTGTTGCCCGTTCCACCAGCAGGACGCTTTGAAAGGACTCTCCAACCGCTTGAAGTGTAAGGACGCTTTGCCATAACGGAAAGAGCATTCACTTCTCGGTTAAGCATAGACCAAACTTTCTGTCCGTAAAGGACTTGGTAAAGGTTTCCGGCAATACCGGATGTTGCGGAGGTTTGAGTTGCGGCATCGTGCCCGCCGTGAATACCGCTAACGGTTCCGGCAGTCTTAAGAAGCATATTGTTTGCTCCATTAAAATTAAGTCCATAAGTTTGTGCTTCTAGGTCTGCAATTGTGTTAATATATCCTGTCATAATAATCACCTCAAAGGTTTCCTCCAAAAGCCATCTTATGAATTGTGTTCCAATCCATTTCGGCTAATTCATCCATTGATGGGAGTGTAATTGTGGCTTCTTCCTGAGCCTTGATGATTTCGGCCTTTTCGGAAGTCAAGGACTTGCGAAGCGCAGTAAATTCATCCTTAAGTGATGCAATCTCGGAAGCGGCATCATATTGAGACTTTGCGAGAATGTTTTCACGGGTTCCCTTTTCAGCCTCAAAGCGTTGTGCAAATTGCTTTTGGAGGTTATCGTAAGCCAACTTCTCCAATTGCTCTTGACGGAAAGCCTCGTAAGCCTTCTCAATATTTCCAACAGAAAGGTCAAGAGTTTCTAATTCGTTGTTGCCAAAGGCCTTAACAACGGGCATATCCGTTGCTCTTGGCTTTCCGTTGTCAATAACGATTCTATCAGCAGGTTCGCCAATTTCAACACCTGCGCCATCAAGAGTGGAAACATAAGCCTTCATTTCGGCTTCGGGGTCGGTGTCCATAGACTCCTTATCCTCTTCGTCTCCCATTCTTTCCATCATCTTTTCAGGCATCATCTTCTCTTCTTCAGAGAGTTTGCCCATATCATCATCTTCTTCTTCCTTTCGGAGAGTATTCACTTCATTCATTAGTGCATCCAACTCTTCCAGTGCTTTTTCCAGTTTGCTCATGTTTTTCACCTGTTTTTTGTCTTGTTTCAAAATATCAAATTTTGCTTCGGGGTTAATTCCTTTTTCGCAGATAGTAATCTCATGTAATTCTAATTTACTTATTTCATTATATTGGCCTAATTCGGGATGGTTTTTCTTAACCTTTTGAATTGCTTGTCCTCCAATGCTAAATGACCTTAATGAACCTTTTCTAATTCCTCGATTGATTTCTTTTGCCTTTTCAATGTCATCTCTTAATTTAATTACTACAAAGAATCCGACATCATCAACCTCTGTTTTCCATAATTTTCCATTTTTATCTCGGTGTGATTTTACTACTTCTCCGACTTGAACATTTGAGTGGTTAGTCATTACATTTCTAAACTTTGGGTTCTCCATGTATTTTTCCACTGCTTCGTTTAATGCTTTGAGTGTGATTAAATCATTTTGCTTATCAACAATTTCAATGCTTGCATATCCACCAATCATTAGATTATCGCTTTTTAGAATCCTGAAGTCTAATGGTTGTTCTCTCTTGAGTAGGAGGGACATTTCCAACAACCCTTCGTTATCAAATCAAGTATATAAGAACCTTGGTCAGCGAGGGATTTTTTTATTGGAAAACTTGTCCTCATAAATATCCCATAGTCCTTCGTCGCCTTCTTTGTCTGCTGGTTTTTGCTCATAACCGGTCCAAGCCAGCCACATTTTGTTCTCTCCAACGGGAAGGTATCGGACATGAAACTTGGTTTCAAACTTATTTCCTTCCAAAAAGTATTCGTGATAACCGTTCCTTTGAATTCCAAGTTTCACTGTGCCACTATCCACGATTTTCTCTTTGTCAATGTTTTGAGCAACCTCGGCAGGGTATTTTCCTGCCGCACCGAATAGGTCAAACATTTCCTCTTCGTTTTGAGTATCAATCACCCAATTGATTGTCTCGTCGCCAAGACTCATCACCATGTTTAGATTATCATCTTTACGGGAATATAATTTAAATTGCCCCTCACGATACTTTTCTGGCGTTTTATATTCTGCTTTGAGCATAGCATATTTGTCTGTAAAATTAGAATCGCCTTGAATGCAGTTTTGATATTCTTCTAAGGCTTGTTCTAATGGGCCATTATCCACATCATCAACTTCTTCATCTAAAAAATCATCCACTATTGGTAATAACTCATCACAATCGTAGTAATTTACCGCCTCTTTTATTTGCTTAACTTCTTCTTCATA